TAGTATCGCCAATCATACATCAGATGATTTAGCAGAAGGTTCTACAAATCTATATCACACATCAGAGCGTGTTGATGATAGAGTAGCGGCGTTAATGACTGCAGGTACAGGTATCTCATTATCTTATGATGATGCGGCTGGTACTTTAACAGTAACAAACACTCAAACAGAACTTAATGACTATGTAGATAGTGCATCATTCTCAGGTGGTACATTAACTCTATCAGTCAGTTCGCAACCAGATGTTTCTGTTTCACTAGACGGACGTTATGTCAAACTAGCTGATTCAACTAAGAAACATTCAGATGCTTACGAAGTAACTGCTCAAGACGAAACAGACAATGGTTCAGCTACATTAACTAAAACATGGGCTCAACTAACTGCAGGTAAGATTGACATCGGTGGTATTGATTTTGCATCAGAAATCAACGATTCACCTTACGCAGTAGTATACATCAACAGAATGGTCGCAAGACCAAACGAAGTAACAGTTTCTTCAACTGGCTTAACATTCGCTATAGGCGTTGTAGCAGAAGACGATGAAATTGAAGTTGTATACTTTGACGAAGCATAAAGTTTAACTTAACAAAATAGTGGAGGGAATAATCCCCTCCACTAGTTCAGTTATGAACATGAGGTCAACTAAAAGACCTCCCGATTTAAGGAGACACTAATGGGAAGAAAACTTAGACATAATGGTGCTACGACAACATCTATTGCTCGTGGTACAACATTTAAATACGACACATCTGGTAACTTAGAACAAGTTACTGGTACAGTAGATACAACAACTGACGATATTCTATTTACTGGTACAAAATCAAACTTAAGACGTATTGCTGACTTAGAACGTAACGTATCTATTCTTGCATCACAAGATAGAGGTGACGGTGGTTCAACTGTTGGTAAAAACTTTCGTGGTAAAGTTAAAATGCATAATGACCTTGAAGTTGATGGTACAATGGATCTTGATGGTGCAACAAACATCAATGGTGCATTAACACTATCAGCATCAGCACAAGGAACAATCAATGCATTGATTTCAACAGGTACACAAGCAGTTATCGACGGTGCCCCAGGCGCTTTAGATACACTTAATGAGTTAGCGGCCGCACTAGGCGATGATTCTAACTTTGCAGGTACTATGACAACTAACCTAGCAGGTAAAGTTGCAAAAGCAGGTGACACAATGTCAGGAAACCTAGATATGGGTGGAAATGACATCACTAACGCAGGTACATTTAACGGTGTTGCAACATCGGCTCAATATGCCGACCTTGCAGAACGTTATGAAGCAGACGGCGAGTACGGTGAAGGTACAGTTATGATGTTTGGTGGCGAAAAAGAAATTACAGCCTCTGAAGGTCACGGCGCACCTAAGATGGCAGGCGTAGTTTCAATGAAACCAGCATACTTAATGAACGAAGGTGCAGGCTCAGATGCAACACATCCAGCAATCGCATTACAAGGTCGTGTTCCAGTTAAAGCTATGGGTAAAGTAGAAAAAGGTGACATTATGGTTGCCTCAGACCACAAAGGCGTAGCAGTAGCATGGAAAGAAGATGCAGACCCACGTTGTACGGCATATATCGGTATCGCAATCAAAGATAAAATCGAAGAAGGCGAAGGTATGGTCGAAATCAAAGTTGGTAAGTAATCTTATCTATATATTTTAAAGAGAAGGGCGTCTTTATGGCGCCCTTTTTTTATGAGAAAAAGTTTTTAAGAGTATTAATTAAGGAACCGCTTTTTTCTTTTGTATAATTTTCGTCAACCCATTCTGGGAATTTTTTAAACAGTCTTTTCCATTGTTTCATTTCTGTATAAGTATCTAATACTTTTTTATAATATTCACTTCTATTAGAAAAGCCAAGTTCTTGTTTTAGATTGTTTATTCTAATTTTACATTCTTCTAAATCATCTAAGTCTCTATCTACTGCGAATATTATTTCTTCAAAAGACTTATTATCAGAGAATTTTTCTATTAAAAATTTGTGATGTTTATTTTTTGGTTTTCCATTATATAGAAACATTATTTCTTGTAAGTCATAATATAATGCTTTTACAGGATTTATAGTATCTCTATATCTATCAGTTACTTCTTTTATATGAAATTTATTATCATCAGTAGCCATATTTTCTAATACACTTAATGCTATAATGTTTATTTTTTGTCTATTAGCAGTTACTTCTTTTTGAGAAAATTTCTTTACTTTGTTTATAGTAGTATCTATAACTTTTTTAGTATCTTCACTTTCACCTTTTTTGAGATAGTCGATATAACTAGGCGAGGCGGTATTGATGACCTCCTTGAGTTCTATGGTCGCTTTATTGGACTTTAAAAACTCAATACAATCACGTATAAATTTCTGCTTTTTGAAATCTATTATATCCACTACTATCTCCTCTATTGTATTTAATAGAATTTTGGAAGATTTATAGTGACGATATAATTTCTCTGATTACTTTTAGTTTGTTTTTCTTAAACAGTGTTCTTCTAGTACCTGGATGTAATGGTTTTGGAAAATACTCATGTTCTACCCAAGCATAGCCTCCACTCTCATGATTTAGTCTTGGAATAAATTCTCTTTTAACAACTATAACAAACGAGTAATAACTAAAGTCTTTATTTCTTGAATGATATTGGTCCAATGGATATATTTTAGATACATCTTTCTTAATATTCACTCTCAATTCTTCACAAACTTCTCGCAATAATGCTTGTGAAATATTTTCATCCTCTTCCACTTTACCACCCCAAAATCCCCAATTTCTAGGATGAGAACTATGTTTGTCTCTTTGTTGTAGTATTATTCTTTTAGTGTTTTTTGCTATTATACATGCACCTGCGGCTTTAATCATTTATGTAACTTTCTTATTGTAATAGTTCAAGTCTCCAGAAGCCTGCATCATAGATTCCTTGGAAAGTGTCACTCCACTCTCCATTTTCAAATTTAAATTGTTGTCCAGTAAACGTATTTGTTACATAAGCACGTAATGTATAAGAACTAGCCTCAAATGATTTAACCCATGCTGAGCCGTTATATTCTATAATATCATTCATTGCTATATCTATACCCCATACACTAGTTGATTTTGCAGAAGTTAAAGAAAGATATCTTTGACCAACTGCTGGTTGTGGAATACTATTAAATCCTGGTCTGGCTGTTTCTGCATCTATCACTCTATCCACTGCATTCACAGTGTTAGTAGGTAAAGTATCTTTATCTACTTGGAATGTTAGATACTCTGGATCATTAGTATTACTTAGTGTTCCAATAACGTCTGCATCTAAGTTTTCTAATTCACCATGATATTTAAGTCTAAGTCTTGAAATGCCATCGTCAAGATTACCATAATATTTTAGAACATCTTCCCATTTTACATCACCATCATAGTTACCATTCTTTAAAACTTGTGCTAGATAAGTTCCGTTATTTTCTGTCATCTTTAATGAGAAATTCTCAGGTGTAACAATAACAGTTGATTGCTTTTTCAAATCACTAAAGAATTCAAAAGCATCTGGATCATAATCTAGTGTATCTATGTCAGTATAGTTATATATATTGTGTATGATATTTCTAATTACGTTTTGTCTTGTAACTTGTGCTGGAGGATTAATCCAAATTGGTATTTGAAAAAACATTGTTGCAATATCTATTTGGTCTTCAACACCTGCAGGAATACCTCTACTAGACCACTGTATATCAGTAAGTTCTACAGTAGTAATTGTAGTCCAATCTACAGGGTTATCATTGTGTTGTATTTCTAGTGCTGGATTAAACAGTACTAAAATTTGTTCCATTAATTGCAACTTTTGGTCTGTATTACTTGTCCAAACATCTACTTGCATATTCAAAAGATACGGAACAGGCATCATTCTTCTTACATTAAATCTGTTACCTGTTTCATTCACATACTTTTGTGTACTTTCATCAAATTTTCTTTCTGTTACGGAAACTGCATCATTAAAAAATGGCTCTTGTACTCTTGCTCTATCTGGTTGTAAACTTTGTATCCATGCACCTATAAATGGTGTAGAGTTTACAATATTCTCAGAATTGCCTTTCATAATAGTAGCGGCCATTCTTGAGATATCACCATAACGTGCAGGTACACGAATATAATAATCAGTAGTACCATCGTTCATTTTTCTACCCGTCTTTACACTGAACCCACTGAATAATCTTATAAACTGTAAGATATATCTTCTTATTTGTTCGTCATAAAAATGAGTTTGTTTTATTGCCATTTTAATCTACCTTTGGTTTAACTGCTTTCGATAAATTTACTTTACCTGCAATTACAGTACCATCTTCTAATTTAACGACACCGTCATTGTTAATAAATTGATGATGCAAGTGATGACCAACTTCCCAACCACCGTCACTATCTTCAACTTTATACCATTTATCATCTCTATACTGAAATAGTCTAGCAGGTGAATAATCTGTACGTAAGAAGTATGTATTCGCTGGTGGTTCATAAGGAAACTGAGTACCACTGGCAACTGTCGCCATGTCTATATCTTTAGGATGTTCGCCTTCTTCTGCATACTGTAAATTATTTGTTCTATAATCCCAATATCTTCCTGGAACATTTTCTTGAGCCTCATCAACGATTGCATCATTGATTTGAAGTTCTTTATTGTAAGTAGACAAGATGTTTTTTAAGTCATCAGCCTCTTCACCTGTTCCAAGAATATCTGAATACTCTTGTGAATCTTGTAATTGTTTACAACGTACACGCCAAATATGTGGCCACCAACCTGGATCAAAGCCTTCTGCGGCCTTTGATGCATCTTGTACAACCCAATATTGATTTACAGCCGAGGCGTCCTCGTCAAGTAATAAGTCTTCTCTCATATGAGGTAATTCAATAACATCACCTGTCATTAACTTTCTTCCCATTTTTTCTACCATATCATTTAGATGTAGTGTAAAAATTATTTGGTCGTTACCTAAGAACATTCCAAATTGAGATAAGTCCATATCTTGGTCTGTTACTGTATAAACTCCACGTAAGTCATAAATGTTATCGTCATATTTTCTATCACGATTTTCCATGAATAACAAGTCTTGTATTGCTGGTTTAGTAGGATCATAATTTGGATCAGTTGTATCTTGCGATCCCAAATATTTGTGGATAAGCAGTGAAGTACCACCATGTTCAAAGTGGGCTTTTACTGACTTATCTATAAACTTATAATCGTTTCCCTTACGTGGGTTCCATAAACTTAATCTTGGCATATCTTTTTCCTTGACTTCTATACGTATTTATCTTATTATAAATAAATAGATTGAAAGGGAAATCCCAACATGAATTACGATAATAATCAAGGATATATCATTGTCAGAGATTATTTACCAGAAATAGCTATAAAACAGTTTAAATTATGGTCAATAAATCCAGAAAGAATACACAGAGGCAATGCATGTGACGGAAAATACTACGATACTCATGAATTAGGTAGAGAATATGAAGTTTGGTGGACTACAAAACCACCATCAGAGTTTTGGAAACCTGTAGTTTGGGGATTAGTACGTCATATCGATGCAATATTTCAAAAAGGTGCATGGGGAATTCATGCAGTAGATTGTATTACTACTAGAGGAGGATCCTCAAAAGTTTATTCACACATAGATACACCTTATAGATTCAAAGAATTCAATCAATCTGATAGAGTATTAGGAGTACAAATAATTATTCCATTAGATCCTTTCACATTAGAAAATGGCGGTACTGCATTTTTACCAGGATCACATCTAGAAAAAATAGATTTTGAAGATTTAGAAAAGAATCGACAAGACTATGACGAAAGACTTTTACGTGATGGTCAACAATTTTTAGGTAAACCCGGTGATGTTTTAATGTACGATGGTAGAACATTACACAGTACTATGCCCAACAATTCCACACAATTTAGAAGTGCTTTACTAATAAATGCGTTACAGAAAGACATCATGGAAGATGTAAAATATCTTGATAACAACACGGATAAAGTTAAAACTTGACAAAAATCGAGTATTGTTGTTAAATAGAAATTATAATAAATTTGATTCGTAACAATTAATAGGAGTCCTTAGATGGCACTGGCAAAACGAAAGAAAAATATCAAGAGAGCCTCGCCTAGGCGTGGAGCCAAACTTGAGTCACCTAAATGGGAAGGTTGGGAAGAATGGTCTGGTGAATTATTTCATCGTAAATCTTCTGCGGCTAGAGAATTCTATTATCAAAACTATAAGCCAGCAGATTTATATCCTTTTGCTATACAATGGATGGAAAAGAATGATTACTCTAAGGATGATATCCGTTGTGTTAAACTAGCACCTGATTACGAATTGAGTATTACTGCGGCTATTTCTTGTAAACTATTATTAGATGGTATGCCAATCTTTAATCAAAAAGAAGATGATTACTGGCAGACACTTGCTGGTACATCAGGACATATACAACCAGCCACAGATTTTGTCAAGAAAAGAATAGCACAGGCTATTGAAAAAGGTAAGACAGTTAAAGAAGAAAAAGAAGAAAAAGAAAAAGAAGAACAAAAGAAAACTAACGTGCATAGACCTAGTATACAAGAATTGTTACGTAAAAAAGCATATTCAATGACAGATGAAATTGATACTTTCATCAATGATTTTGATATGACTACTGCTGGATTAAAGAATTTCAAACCATTAAGTCTATTGAGAAAAGTACAAGCCAAGGCAAATCATGCCAAGATAATAAAAGAATTATATGAAGGATGTTTTAAAGAATATGATGAATTGATTAATCCTCCTTCTACAAAAAATATGACAGAAAAAGAACTTGACTGGCATAATCAGTTGATTGAAGGATATCAATATCTAGAAAAATCCGAATTAAAAGCAATGCATGAAATGTATAAATCTATTGTACAAGCATGTGACATGCTTATCGCTAATGCTAAATTTGATAGAAAGCCTCGTAAGAAAAAACCTGTTAGTGCAGATAAGCTAGTAAAGAATTTGAAATTCTGTAAAGAACATACAGATACAGGTTCAGTAAGTATTAATCCTATAGAACTAATAGGAGCCAATATAGCAGTTATCTATAACACGAAAACACGTAAAGTGGGTGTATATCATGCAAGTAGTGTAGACCCAATGGGATTAGGTCGAGAAGGATCTGGACTTAGTGTTAAAGGTACTACAATGATTCGTTTTAAAGAAGATGAAAGTCTACAAAAGACATTGCGTAAACCACAGGAACAACTACCTATCTTCAAAAAGATAACAAAACGTTCATTAAATAAAGAGTTCTCTGCTATCAAATCTGTAGAGACTAAAATGAATGGCAGAATTAATGAACATACACTACTTCTAAAGGTTTTTTGATAAATATACTTGTAGGAGATACTGACGAGTATCACTATCATTGATAATAATTTTTTATCCCGGGAGAAGATACAATGACAGACAAAAAGAGATATTACTTTGCAGAAGTAAATATTCCAGAAGCTATCAAAACGGCTAATGCTGACATGGATCCGGCAGAAATCTTAAAAATTAAACTAGATGAATACGTTACTGCAACTGGCACAAAAAATGCTAGAGCATTAAAAGATATGATTTATGAAGACATTAAGATTTATGGTTGGCATCCAACAGAGGCAACTAAAACTGCGTACTGTTTAACATTTATCAACGCAAGACATTGGGACGCATTTAAAGTATATACACCTGATTTCAGAACTTGGTTAAATGATACACATAGTATTACGTATACACATGAGGCTCACTCAGATTTGCCTTACGAGATTGCAGATAAAGACAATCTAAATGGTGCGGCTGTTTCACACGAAGGTCATAATATGAACTATGAAGTTGCGAAACACAAAGCATTTTTAGAAGATTTACCAACATCTCGTGGATTTGAATTCAACTAATCCATAAAATAATCACACATTTAAAGACCCACTCTTAGGAGTGGGTTTTTTATTATCTCCACAAAATGATAAATACATTATATTGGAGAATAATCAATGCCAAAGAATAGCAAAGTTAGAAACAATTTAATCAAAGAAGTAAGACTACTGCTTGGTGACGGAATGATTGATATAGAATTAGATCCGGATCACTATGATTTAGCAGTGGAAGTTGCTATATCTAAAATTCAGCAAAGATCCGAAAATGCAGTTGAAGAAGATTTCTATGCAATAGAATTAAAAAAGGATCAAGATGAGTATACCCTTCCTGGTGAAATTATGGAAGTAAAACAAATTCATCATCGTTCATTTGGACATGGTATATCAGGCGGTGTTGACATGGATCCATTTGAGTTAGCATATGCTAATTCATATTTCTTTTTAAATAATCATATTGGCGGTATAGCTACATATGATGCATTTTCACAATATCGTGAATCATTAAATAGAATTGCGGCAACAGACATTCAATTTATTTGGAATCCAACCACAAAAAAATTAAAGCTATTACGTAAAATGAGGGCAGATGAAATGGTATTATTACATGTTCATCTTGAAAGACCAGAAGAACAACTGATAGAAGACCCTTATTTGAAATCATGGATGAGAGACTACACTCTTGCATATTGCAAGAAAATGTTAGGCGAGGCAAGAAGTAAGTTTGGTTCATTACCAGGCGCACAAGGAGGTGTTTCTTTAAACGGAGACGCCATGAAACAGGAAGCAGATGTACTGCTAGACAAATTAGAAACTGACTTGCAAACCTACTCAGACGGGTCTGCACCATTGAGTTTCGTAATAGGCTAAAATGGAATTTCTACTAAAGGTTTTAATATCAGGGTTACTAGTGGCATCGGTTAGCATGATGGCACAAAGAAACGCAACAATGGCGGCTCTTTTAATGGGTATACCATTTACTGCCTTTCTTGCTATGATTTTTATGTGGTGGTCAGGCGTACCAGCTGAAACGTTTCAACAATTCTCTTTTGAGACTATATATTTCGTATTGACAAGTCTTATATTTTTTGTTATAGTAGGGATACTAGTAACAAAAGTAGGATTTTGGTTAAGTGTAATGGCAGGAACATTCGTAACAGTAATACTATATAATATTGTCTTGAGGTTTTTATGAAAAAAATTGTCGGTATCTGTGGACTAATAGGACATGGAAAAGACACAGTTGCAGGTCACTTAATTGAAAACGGATTTCAACGTATCAGTTTTGCAGGTGTTTTAAAAGATGCATGTGCAAATATATTTGGTTGGGATAGAATATTACTTGAAGGCAATACTTCTGAAAGCAGAGCATTCAGAGAACAAGTCGATGAATGGTGGGCAAAGAGATTAGATATAGAAAACTTCACACCAAGATGGGCTTTACAACACGTAGGCACAGACGTATTCAGAACACATTTTCATCCTGATATATGGGTAGCGGCTTGTGAAAGACAAGTAGAAATAGCAGATAAAAATGTTGTTATTTCTGATTGTAGATTTTACAATGAGTTAGATGTTATCAAAAGATTAGGTGGAAAAACTACAGTAGTATGGAGACATGATAAACCAGAGTGGTGGAATACTGCATGTATACAAAATCAATCTACATCAGACAGAATGATGAATGGCATGAAAAGATATCCAAATGTTCATAGAAGTGAATATAGTTGGGCAGGATGGGATTTTGATATAGAATTTGATAACTCTGGTGACCTAAAAAATCTTTATAGTCAAGTTTCAGGTGCATTGTCTACGTAGTTAACTCAAAAAAGACACTTTTTTCTCCATTTCCGATAAATAGTAGTAGCAATTACATTAATTGTAATACAGTAATTAAGTAATTAAGAAAAAGGAGAAACAGAATGCCTACATTAGTATCACCGGGCGTGTCAGTTACAGTAGTCGATGAATCGCAATATGCGGCGGCTACTCAAGGTACACTTCCACTAATAGTTGTTGCAACGGCAACAAACAAAACAGACGCATCTGGTTCAGCTATCGCTTCTGGAACATTGGCCGCAAATGCCGGTGTTGCATATCTTGTTTCTTCACAACGAGAATTAGTTGAGACTTTCGGAGAACCTAAGTTCTACGAAGTTGGCGGATCGGTTGTGCAAGGAGCAGAAACTAGTGAATATGGTCTACTATCCGCTTATCAATATTTAGGTGTATCAAACAACGCCTATGTTATAAGAGCAAACGTAGACTTAGCACAGTTAGAAGCTACAACAACTGAACCTGCAGGAGCAATTACTTCTGGCACATATTGGCACGACACATCTTCAAGTTCTTTTGGTATATTCAAGCATGACGGTTCAGACTGGGTTGCTTACACACCAAAAGTATTGACAGATGCACCTGGAACAGGTGATGTCGAGGCAATAAATGCAGACGGATTTGCTTCACCAACAAACACATACGGTTCGGCAGGCGATATTGCTATCGTTGCCTCAACCGCAAAAATCACATACTGGGAAAAAGTCGGAGTAAACTGGGTCGTATTAGGCGACACAGGATCAGCGGACTTCCAATTTTCAAGATTTGCACCTACAACACAGTCAGACGGATCAACACCATTATCAACTGGTAATGTTTATGTACGTTTAACAAAACAAGGTGGAGGAATTGATTTAGGAGTATCAGTATATGATGCAACATCAGGTTTATTTACGACAGTTCAAGCACCGTTATATTCTACAGATGACTTAGCAAGTGTGGATCTAATCGACACTGGCGATGTATATGCTAGATATAATTCTACAAAAGGCTTTGTAGAACTACGTAGACATACAGGTAAAGCAGAAACATCAATTACATCAGGAACTATTCCAAGTACATCATCAATCACTGCTGATTTTACAGTAGAAGGTGTACAGTTTCAACCAAATGCATCTACACTTGATGCACTAATCATTCAAATGCAGTCAAGTTCAGCATTGAATACTGCGAATGTAAATGTTGAAAAAATTGGAACAAACAAAATTAGATTTACAAAAACAGATGGTCAAGAACTAAACGTAGTTTTTGCATCAGGTTTTGGCGCTCTAGGTTTTGCAGTTTCAGATAACTCTGATAGTGTTTGGGGTGATTTATCATATGAAGCTAAAGCAACACAACCAACAGGTGCAGTTGCAGACGGTACTCTATGGTACAACACAGACCTAAAAATTGAAATCTTAAAAAATACATTTAACGGCACAAGTATGTCATGGAGTAGAGAAGCATGGTCAGAAGATGCAGATGGTTTACTAGGAACGGAACTACAGTTACGTACTGGTATGCCAACAACTCGTAAAGATGGAACATCTCCATTAGTAGCGGGTGATATCTGGGTCGATGGCGATGAAATGCCTTATCCGGCAATCTATGCATGGTCAGGTGCCGCATGGGTGAAATTAGACAACGCAGACCAATCATCAGTTAATGGTGTAGTGTTTGGACATTATTCCGATGAAGCACCGTTTGATGCAAACGGAAATGTAAATTCACGTACTGCACATGCTAATACACCAAATGCAGAATTATATCCAGAAAACATGTTAATGGTTAACATGGATTATTCTACATACAATGTTAAAAAATACGTAAGCAACAAATGGGAATGGGCATCAGGTGCAAACTTAGATGGCTCAGGAAAATTTGGTGCACATGCACAACGTCACATGGTAGTCGAAGCTATGCAGGCCGCAGTTGCAGGTAATGATGGTATACGTTCAGAAGCCGTATATTTCAACCTAATCTCAGCACCTGGATACTACGAACTAATGGACGAAATGATTGCTCTAAACAAAGATAAGAAAGAAATCGCTTTTGTTATTGGTGATACACCATTAACATTAAAGTCAGATTCAACTTCTATCTCAACTTGGGCAACTGACAACGTTCCTGCAGAAACATACGCAGGTGTTTATTACCCACATGGTCTATCTACAGACTTATCAGGTAATGATGTTGTTATTCCTTCATCGGCAGTCGCACTACGTACTATTGCATTTTCAGACCAAGTATCATTCCCATGGTTCGCACCAGCTGGCTTGACACGAGGTGTTGTAACTAACGCAAGTAGAGTTGGTTATGTAAATGATGAAAATGAGTTTACACAAGTTAAACTAAGCAATGGTCAAAGAGATGCTTTATACACAAGACGTATCAATCCAATCGCAGACCTTCCAAATCAAGGTTTAGTAGTTTATGGTCAGAAAACAACACAGGCATTTGCATCAGCACTTGACCGTATCAATGTTGCAAGACTTACAAACTATATGCGTTTCAATTTGGATCAACTATCTCGTGGTTTCTTATTCGAACAAAACGATAAGATTACACGTGATAACATGCGTGATGCAGTAGAACGTTTCTGTGGTGAGTTAGTTACAAACAGAGGTTTATATGACTTCTTAGTAGTTTGTGATGAAACTAATAACACACCAGCACGTATCGATAGAAATGAATTATATGTTGATGTAGCTATTCAACCAGCTAAATCAGTAGAGTTCATCTATATCCCACTACGTATTAGAAATACAGGCGAATCTCTAGCATAATTTAGAGAAAAATCATAAAATTATTAAAGCCCCTTAGAAATAAGGGGCTTTTTTATTAACTACAACTTTAATTCCAATCATAATTGATAAATACTCTTATAAACAAAGAAGTTTCGAAACTTTTTAGGAGACAAAAACATGGCAAGAACATTAAATACTTTCGGTGTACCTACAGATTCCGGTGACGGCGTTACTGGCTCAGGTATTCTACAGCCAAAACTGAATTATCGTTTCCGTGTACAAGTTGCAGGTTTCGGTGGTACTACAACTAATACTACTGAATTCACAAGACAAGTTATGAACGTAACTAGACCTAAAATTACACACGAATCAATTCCAGTAGATTCATACAACTCACGTATGTATATGATGGGTAAACACACTTGGGAACCTATCACAATTACTCTACGTGATGATATAGCTAACAACCTAACTAAACTAGTTGGTAGACAAGTACAGTCTCAGTTGAACCACAGAAATCAAGCTGGTCCGGCGGCAGGTACAAACTATAAGTTTTCTACACTAATTGAAATTTTAGATGGTAACTCAGGCAACCCTAACGAACAATGGCAACTTGAAGGTTGTTTTGTTCAGAATGCAGATTATTCTCAATCAGATTACTCAGTTTCAGATCCAGTAACAATCGCACTAACATTACAATATGATAATGCGGTATTCACTGATACTGAAATTATGCCTGATACAGTATTTACAAATAATTCAAGCATTCTTGGTTAATTTGGGGTAAGCTATTATGGCTAATACCAAACAAGGCGGTCAAAATAAACAAGGCAATATCGTTGTACAGGATAATGCCAATGCTAAAAACAGATTTGGGTTCGGCGGTGTCGGACCCATTACACTCGCTCCTAAAACGGGCGATATGTTTTACCTTGAGTTTCATGATACACAAGGTACTGACAAAAAACTTCCATTCAATAGATTTGCAAAAGGTGTAAGTGGTGTTTCAGTTGCCACTACTACTGTTCCTGTAGATAGATATGGAAAACGTGTGTATATTCCTACACGTGTTGATTATCCAGAAGTTCAATTATCAATGTATGATGTAGTTGATGGGCAAATGTTTAATTTTGCACAAGGCCTATATCAACAGTTTTTCAAAAATGGAAGAATGAAAACAGACTCAGCTAATATTGAACAAGAGATAAATGCAAATCCAGATACAGTACAAGGAAGACAGTTTTCAAATAAAGGTAAATCATTTCATGCCAGCTTAGAAAAAGTAGTAATATTTCATTTCTTTGGTAATCTTGATGGCTCAAATACAGATACATCAGACCCACGTGGTGAGAGTCAATTTTCTCAAAATGATAGAACAGTTCCAAGGTCTGGAGCAATACAAAAGATTGAATTAATTAATCCTATTGTAACTAATATAACATTTGGTCCTAGTGATTATTCAGATGGGCAAGTTAGAACAGTAGAATTTTCATTACAGCCAGAAAATATTGTGTTCGGTTCAGTATCAGATGAAGTAACATTCCCAACTTGGTTAATGGATGGTCTTCCATTAGATGTAGAAACTGCTATAAGTGATATACAAGGTGGTGACTATTCTACATACAAAACAGATTTCTTAAATGATAAATTAAATGAACTAATTAGACCAAATGTGTTTGATGGTAACGAAACTTTTGTTCAAAATACTAATGCGAATTATCAAAATGCAATAAACAGTAGACAAAAATTTAATGCTCAAAATAACCTTATAAATCAACAAAAATTAGACGAATTATCGAAACTTAATAATAAATTAGCTATCTCGGCAACTACAAGTCCAGATGCGGATGGGTCGGCTGATTTAATTAGACAAGAAATACAAGAAGCTATTTCAAGACATAATTTTGTAGAGGCAGTTCCAACTGAATCTAGATTTAGAGATCCTTTTGTACCTGAAGTAAAATATCCTCAAGTGGCAGATTTTGCAGTAACAGGAAATACATACGATGGCGGAACAGGAACATACGGTGGAAGTCAGTTTGGTAGTGCAATAAAAAATGAATTAGTAAATGCTTTCTTTAATGGAAGAAGTATTAATTGGGGTAACATAAGAGATTCAGCGGCACAAGGTATCTTAGGAAATACTAACATAGGTACTTTAAGAAGTTTAGATGGCAGAACATCAACAAGTAGATTTGGTGTTGCCGGAGATATAATAAGAGACGGAATTAATAAATCAAGAACAGTAAGTGGTGGTCAAGTACAAACTACAACTGTTCCTTCAAATTTAAATGCTAATTCTACTAGCACAGTTTTAAACAATGCACAAACAAGCATTGCTAATTTAAAAAATTTAACAAATGGGATTAGATAATGGCGTTTGATATAGATGTACTAAAAGCTAAACTAACAAAAAAAGGTTTTACAGAAGAAAAAGCCAACGTATTTGCTAGAGAGTTAGTCAATGTTTCAAGGGCTTACGGTTTAAGTCCATATAATCTAGTCGATGAAATCGGTGAAGATTTCAAACTCAACGACTTGGGTTCATTCATAGTTAATAGCACTTTGCGATTTGGTTATCAAACAGGTAAAATAAAACCTCAAACACCAAATAAATATGTCGCAAGGGCTATATTTGAATGAGACAAAAATATCATCAAGGAAAATATACTGTAAAAAACCCACAGAAGTATTCTGGTAAGGGTGAACCTACCTTTAGAAGTAGTTGGGAATATACTTTTATGAATTTTTGTGATGACAATCCAAGTGTAGTTGCTTGGGCTAGTGAACCTTGCAAGATAACATATCAAAACCCATTGAATGGAAAAGTAACTGCATATGTTCCTGACTTTGTAATAGTATATATGGACAAAAAAGGAAATAAGAATGCAGAGTTAGTAGAAATTAAACCAGCAACTCAATCTAATCCAGACCTAGCAAGAAGACGTACTGATAAAATGGCAGTTGTAAAGAACTACGCTAAATGGGACGCGGCTACTCATTGGGCAAAAAAGAGAGGAATGCGTTTTCGTGTTCTTAATGAAGGCGACATATACCAAAATACCAAAAAACCAAAGCCGGTTAAAAGGAAAAAGAGGTAGTGTATGCATTTATTATTTGTTCTTTATCCGCAGTAATGGCAACTCATAGTCACTCATATAATAATCAACTTACAAGAGTATGTGAGTACAGATGTCCTCGAGAAATCAACGTTTATAAATATTACTATCCTGATACAATACATATTCCTTGGGATTATAAATGTCCACCAGAAAAAAGAGTAAAAATCTGGACAAGTAAAGATAAGTAAAGTTAGAAGTTAATAAATAGAGTAATGAAAGGCATTACATATGACCAAAAAACTAGAAGAAACATTTAATATATCTGACGGAGAGGACGAAGATAAGAATACTCCTACTATTGAAGAATCTCAAGAAATAACAGAATTATTAAATACTGAAATCGAGAATACTGAAAAAATCGATGCCGCATTACCTATGGTGACTGACTTAAACGAGCATGATAGAGAAATGGATGATATTCATGCTAAAGCATTAAAGACATTTGAAGATTTACTACAATTAGGTATGAATGTCGAAGTACATGCAGGTGCAAAGATACTAGAAACTGCTAATCAACTGTTAAAAACTGCAAAAGAGGCAAAAGACAGTAAAGTGGACAGAAAATTACGCATGATTAATCTACAACTACAAAAAGCTAAGTTGGATCATCAAAAAGACAAAGATACTAGTAAAACAGACGAAGAAATTACCGCTGAAGGCTCTCTGAACATAGATAGAAACGAACTATTGAAAAGAATCGCTTCTGCACAGAAAGTAGCAGAAGAGGTAAAAGAACAAAATAAGTAAAATATGAATAAAATGATAAATAAGAGTATAAGTTGGAGTACAACATGAAAAGTTTTATAGAATTTTTAACAGAATCAGAAAAAGAGCATAAAATGTCTCTACGTTTTTGTTGTGATATAGATGAGAACGCAGAAGATAGAATTGAAAAGTTCTTAGGCAAATACGATTTAAGAAATATGTCTAAAACATCAAAAACACCTATCTCTAAAAACCCTATGTTCTTCAAAGATGTAGAAAATTCAGAAGTATGCAAGATTGATGTTGTTACAGGTTATCCTGTATCAGCCGATATCTTACGTCAACAATTAGCAGACCAATTAGGAATGCATATCAAACATGTTGCAGTACATCCTGAAGGATGGGATCCAAAAGAGGAAGAAGAAAAAGATGAAAATGCAGAACCTTTACTTACTTCCGAAGAAAAATCAGAATCAGATGCAGGCAAAAATTATGGACGTACTTTCATAGACGATTTTCTAAAAACTCTAACTCCAAAAGAATTAGAAGCAAAAGAAAATGAATTAAGTCCAAAAGAAAAAAGAGACCCAGCACCTGAACAAATGGATAAAGAAGAAAAGTCAAGTCCTTCTGTTATCTCAGGAGATGAAAAATGAGTAAGCATTACAATTTAACTGTTACTGATGATAATGGTAAGTCAGTTACTACTTCAAACACAAGTACAGAGCATTCAGACGAAATTTTACGTATGATGCATTTAGCAGGTATGCAGGACGCATCATGTGGATGTGGCCCAAGCCCATGTGGTTGTGATGAAAGCATAGAAGAAAATGAATACCAACCAACACCAGCTAACGATAAATTAGATTTAGATGACTACTCAAAAAAATCAGGCGAAAGTATTCCAAAACAAAAGAAAAGTTTAGATAAAGCACCTTCAAGAGGTGATAATCCATTAGAATATTCTTTAGACGAAAATGAAATCTTTGAATCTTTAATGAATGAGTTTGATGAAGTAAAAGAAGACGAGTCAGTAGAAGAAGGTAAACTTAACCCAGGTCTTCAAGCATACTTAGATAAGAAAAAAGGCAAAAAAGCTGACAAAGAAGATGAAGAAGATAAAGAAGAAAAGAAAGATGAATCTGTAGAAGAATCCGTACAAGAAGGTTTTGAAACAGATGAAGTAAAAGCAATCTTAGCCAAACATAACGTATCAAATATAGATGATATGGAATATGGGTCAGATTTATATCAAGACTTATTTGATTACTATTCAGACGAAATGCCTTATGGTACACAAAAAGCTAGAGACGGAGATCCAATGGAATGGATATTCACTAGATTAGATGATTTAGGTCTAGCGGAAAGTCAAAAAAATTCCGAAGAAGTAGAAGATACAGGCTTACAATCTGAATTAGATAGATTACAAAAATTAGCAAACATTGAACAAACAAGTTCAGATGAGCAAGTTGATGAAGTAGGACCATTAGCAGTGTTGGCACCAGTAGCAAAAGCAGTCGGTGGTGCATTGTTAAAGAAAGGCATCAAAGGAACGGCGGCACGTGCTGGAGCAAGTGCAGTTGCTAGTAAGATGATGTCTAAACCATCTTCAAACGTACAATAATCCTTATAATCCAATAAATACTAGTGCAATAATGCACAACAAAACCACCTTAGGTAAAGAGGAGACAATCATGTATGATAAAGAAATGATGATACAAATGATGGAAGACCTTCAGCATCAAGCATCAGAAATGGAAAAGAACGTTAAAGATATGCTAGAGGCAGAAGGAAGAGCATGTGGTGTTGAACTTGATAAAAGAAAAAATGCACGTGACCTTATGGAAGAACTAGTAGAACACCAAGACAATCAAGATGATGCGCCAGCAATGACATGGGCATATGTACCAGAAGAACAGGTTAACTATGATACTCATGCAACAGATTGGACTACAGACATGCATACACAAGCATTATATGAAACAGGTGCAGATATGATACATCACGAAGATGATTGGGAGAACGATGATATGGAACCTGCAGAAGATATTCATGATACATTGCCTAGTGATGTAGAACCAATGGACGATGAAACTGAACATAAAGAATAAATTCATCAAAAACTTAAATAAGAGCAGGCATTTTTTGTCTGCTTTTTTTATGCATAAATATAATTAAATGAGTATTTAATTATGGCAGATTTAACTAAAAAAGCATATCAAAAAACACAGTTTAGCAATCAGCAATTACTAGATTTTAGTAAGTGTGCAAATGACCCTTTCTATTTTCTGAATAATTACTTTAAGATTCAGCATCCTACAAAAGGCAGTATGACATACGATGCATATGAATTTCAAAAAGGACTGTTACACTCTTATCACGATTACAGATTTTCTATTTCTATGTTAGGTAGACAGATGGGAAAATCTACCTCTGCGGCTGGATATCTTTTATGGTTTGCAATGTTTAATCCTGACCAAACTATTTTAATTGCGGCTCACAAATATTCTGGTGCCCAAGAAATTATGCATAGAATTAGACACGCATATGAATTATGTCCTGACCATATTAGAGCAGGAGTTACAAGTTACAACAAAGGTAGTTTAGAATTTGATAATGGTTCACGTATTATTGCACAAGCAACTACAGAAAATACAGGTCGTGGTCTTTCAATTTCTTTATTATACTGTGATGAGTTTGCATTCGTAAGACCCAATATTGCAAAAGAGTTTTGGACTTCAATTTCTCCTACACTTGCAACAGGTGGTAAGGCTATTATTACATCTACACCAAACTTAGACGATGACCAATTCGCTCTTATATGGAGCGGTGCTAATAAAAATATAGATGAGAATGGTAATGAAAAAGAAACAGGTATAAATGGATTTAAACCTTTCAAAGCAATATGGGACGAACACCCCGATAGAAATGAAGATTGGGCAAAAGAAGAAAGAACACGTGTTGGTGAAGAAAGATTTTTACGTGAGCATGAATGTCAGTTTATTGCATTTGATGAAACACTTGTTGATAGTATAAAACTTTCACATTTAAAAGGAAAAGAACCAATACATAAAACAGGACAAGTGAGATGGTATGAAAAAATTAATAAAAATTCTACTTATATTGTAGGTCTTGATCCTGCTATGGGTACTGGAGGAGACTTTTCAGCTATTGAAGTTTGGTCTTTACCAGAACTAGTACAAGTTGCTGAATGGCAAAGTAATCGTACAGATGTTAGAGGTCAAGTAAAAACAATGCATGATATTTTATCTATCTTAAAAGAAGAAATGAATGAACTTGGTAACAGTAGTCCTGAAATATATTGGTCAGTGGAGAATAACTCATTAGGAGAGGCATCATTAATTGTAATTGAAGAAATGGATGAAGATAAATTTCCTGGTGAATTTTTACATGAACCAAAGAAAAAAGGAATACAAAAAGCAATAAGAAAAGGATTTACTACTTCATATAAAACAAAAATAACTGCATGTATGAAAATGAAATCTTGGATAGAAAGTGATAAAATGGTACCTCTGAGTAGAAATTTAATTAGAGAATTAAAAACATTTATTGCAAAGGGTAAAAGTTTTGAGGCAAAATTGGGGGAAACAGACGATTTAGTATCTGCAACACTTTTATGTATACGACAAATACAAGTAATATCACGATTCGATGAAGAATTTATGCAGACATTAGGGGAATCACTGGATAGTGAAGACAATTACAACGACCCTCTTCCTGTGATAATTTGATAAATACATCTATAAGGAATTTATAAAATGGCTGTAAATTATTCAACAATAGCAGAAAAAATAATGCGTTATATTCAAGGAAATGGTCTTTCTTTGAAAATGTTTGATTCAGAAAACGGAAAAAGTGTATCTAATCCAGATGATGCACGATTTTTTTATATTGATGAACCAAACATGATGGTATCAATAGATGAATCTTCAAAAGAAGTAAAACTTCATTTTGGTGAAGGTGTAGATATTGATAAACCAAAAGCAGAAAAAATAATGAACAGTCTTAAAAATCTTTCACGTGAGTATATGTTAGATTTCGATGTTAGGTCTTTTGGAAGACACATTGAACCAAAAAACTATTCTTACAAAATAGACAAAAATAAGGAGCAGACTATGAGTGATGTATTCAATGAAGGTATGTCAAAATTAGAAGGATCTTCACGTACTAGTCGCCAGACACTGGAAAATGTAAGACTAATCGTCAAACACCGTGCGCCAGTAAACGAGGAGCAACGTGGAGCACGTTCTCGTAACATTTCTTCAATCTTTGTTGAAAATGCAGAAGGTGAACGTTTCAAGTATCCATTTAAACATTTAAATGGTGCAAGAGCAATGGCGAGACACGTAGCACATGGTGGTGTACCTAGCGACATGGTAGGTGAATCGATTATAGAACTATCATCAAACTTATCAAAATTAAAAGAGTTTATGAATGTTGTTAACAAGCAATCACTTGTTAATGAAAGCAATCGTTCAGTTGTACTAAATGTAAAACGTAGAATGGAATCAATCAAAGAATCTATTAAACGTGTTCAAGGTGCAAAAGGATATCAAGCATTTGTTGAAAAACTAGCTATCAAAGAGCAAGAAGAAAACAAAGCTGAGATTACAGAAGACACAGTAGACAATTACGTTAAGAAATTTACTAAAACAACTTTTGAAGAATCATTAAGAGAAGTTTTACCATTAATTCATCGTATCAATGAAGAAGAAATGGAAGATAATCGCATGAATCAAATTCAAACAGTAATGAGCATAATTACTGCAAAGGATAAAAAGACAGGCGACAAAATGAATCGTATCTACTTCCCAGCACGTACTGATGGTTTTGATTTTGATAAAATTAAAAAACAATACGCAGAACCTCGTTCTAAGGATGAAGCAGAAGAACAAAAGAAAATGAAACTTGCTTTACAGATGGATGATTTAGCACACCGTGTAGACGTTGATTCTAGAGATGACAAGAAACGTAAGAATAAAGGTCACGATAGAGCGGCTGAATTATCAAACTTCTTAGGTGATGTTGCAGATGATGTTCGTAATGGTACAAACTTAACACAAGACAAATTAAAACTTGCAGGGTATCTTATGAAGTTATCTAAAACTGCTACAGAAGGTACAGAAGTTGTAAAACAAAATATTGAAGAACAATTCGATTCGATGTTATCAGAAGCATTTGATAAGTTCGAAATACCTGCATAAGGATTACAATGATAATAACAATAATAGGCGAACAAGAGTTTGTTAAAACTACAGAAACTACAGTAAGTGATGCTAAGAGAGTTTATATATCTTGGGCAAAAGAATCTGTAACTACTGAAGGTAAGTATATCGAACATAAAGAACTTACTGACAAAACTCAGCCATATGACGAATCTACAAATCCATATGTATCAATTGGTAAAGTATACATGACTAAAGAGCAACCTATTGTTATAAGAAAGTATCCAACAGACGTTCTTATATCAAACGTAGGGTCAAATGTCATATCAGCGACACCGATTTTCGACAGATAATATTCAAAAAATTCAATAAAATAGGGGCGTTTAGGCGCCCCTTTTTTTATCCACAAAAAAATTTCAAAAAATTCGTATTTAACGCTTGACTTTGCATTAAAAGATAAGTATACTTAGTACATGTTTGATTATATCTTATTATGTACTCAGGCTAATATAAAAAAACTAATACAGGCTAATATAGGAGAAATATAATGGCAACTTTAGCAGAAATACGTGCAAAACTTCTTGCACAAGACTCAAAATCGGCAGACAATGCCAACGCAAATCGTGGGGTAGACGCAATCTATCCTTTCTGGAATATGGATACTGATTCAACATCAGTTATTCGTTTTCTCCCAGATGCGGATCAATCAAATACATTTTTCTGGCGTGAACGTCAAATCATTAAGATGCAATTCCCTGGTGTAAAAGGTGGGGATACGTCTAAGCCAGTAACTGTACAAGTTCCGTGTGTGGAAATGTGGGGCGATACGTGTCCAGTTCATGCTGAGATACGTCCTGGGTTCAAAGATCCATCAATGGAAGACATTGGAAGAAAATATTGGAAGAAACGTTCTTATATTTTCCAAGGTTTCGTTGTTACGGATCCAATGAATGAGGAAACTCCTGAAAATCCAATTCGTAGATTTGTAATTGGACCACAAATTTTTAAACTTCTTAAATCTGCTCTTATGGATCCAGATATGGAAAATCTTCCAACTGACTATGATGCAGGTACAGATTTTCGTTTAACGAAAACTCAAAAAGGTCAATATGCTGACTATTCAACTTCAAATTGGGCACGTAAAGAACGTTCTCTAAATGAAGAAGAACGTAAGGCTATTGAAACTAATGGGTTATATGACTTAAACGAGTTCATGCCAAAACGTCCTAGTGATGAAGACTTACGTATCATCATGGAGATGTTTGAATCATCAGTTGATGGTAACTTGTATGATCCAGAGAAGTTTGGTTCTTATTATAAACCATATGGTTTGGATTTGGGTAATACAAAATCAACTCCAAAAACAGTGGCAACAACGAAAGTTGCTGAAACTACTACAACTGCTCCAGCACAAACAACTGCTCCAGCACAAACAACTGCTCCAAAGGCAGAAGTTAAAGCTGAACCAGTAATGGCTGAGGCAACAACTGCACCAGTAACTGCTAGTGCAGGTAACGGTAGTACAGACGCCGCTGATATCCTGGCGATGATTAGAAATCGTAAAGCTGATTAAATCATCAATTAACTTAAGAGGGAGGGAAACCTCCCTCTATTATAAAAGGAGTAAAAGATGCCAAGAGCATTTGATGTAAGTAAATTTAGAAAAAGCATAACAAAATCGGTACCCGGTGTTAGTGCAGGATTTCGTGATCCAGATACATGGGTATCAACAGGTAACTACTGTCTAAACAGGTTAATTAGTGGAGACTTCCACAGAGGTATTCCGTTGGGCAAAGTCACAGTACTAGCAGGCGAAAGTGGTGCAGGTAAATCATTTATAGCCGCAGGTAACATTGTTAGACATGCACAACAAAAAGGTATATTCGTAATTCTTATCGATAGTGAAAATGCATTAGATGAAAAATGGCTACATGCATTAGATGTAGATACAAGTGAAGATAAACTATTGAAATTGAATGTAGCAATGATTGATGAAGTTGCTAAGATTATTAGTGATTTTATGAAAGGCTACAAGGACGATTATGCTGATGCAGATGATGAGGATAGACCAAAAGTTCTTTTTGTTCTTGATTCACTAGGTATGATGTTGACACCAACAGATGTTGACCAATTTAATAAAGGTGATATGAAAGGTGATATGGGTCGTAAACCTAAGGCACTGGCGGCACTTGTAAGAAATTGTGTTAATATGTTTGGTGATTATAATGTAGGTATGGTTGCAACAAATCATACATATGCATCACAAGATATGTTTGATCCTGATGATAAAATCTCAGGTGGTCAAGGATTTATCTATGCAAGTTCGATTGTTGTTGCAATGAAAAAACTAAAATTAAAAGAAGACGAGGCAGGTAATAAAATTTCAGAAGTACGTGGTATTAGAGCCGCTTGTAAAGTTATGAAAACTCGTTATGCAAAACCTTTTGAAGGCGTGCAAGTAAAAATTCCATACGAAACAGGAATGGATCCGTATAGCGGTCTAGTTGATTTCTTTGAATCAAAAGGTGTTCTTGTAAAGTCTGGTAATAAACTTGCTTATACAACTTCATCAGGTGAGATAATGTCAGAGTTCAGAAAAAACTGGACAGGTGATAAACTTGACGTTATCATGAAAGAATGGGGAACAAAAGATTTCTACGATGAATCAGAAGAACTAGAGACTCCAGTAGAAGAAAACTTAGAAGTAAAAGAGGAAGCATAATGAATAAATATTTTTCGACCAAGTGTTATGGTCATAACATCGGACTAAGTGCGGTGTTTAGACAGCCATTAGCACACTCACATTGTAAACTATTACATGGATATAGTTTATCATTTAAATTCACATTTGGTTGTGATGAACTTGATGAACGTAATTGGGTAGTAGATTTTGGTGGACTTAAGCCTCTTAAAGCATGGCTTGAAGATACTTTTGACCACAAGGTTGTAATTGATGTAAATGATCCTAAGAAGAATGATTTACTATTGCTAGAGACTCAAGGTCTTGCAAGTATCGTACAACTTGATGGTGTGGGGGTCGAAAAGTTTTCTGAACATGCTTGGCGAAAGGCAGATGAGTTAGTAAGAAAAATGACAGATAATCGATGTAGATGTATTCGGGTTGAATGTGCAGAACATGGCGCAAACTCGGCAATTTATGAGGTGTAAATGTCTTCTATTGATATTGAAACAGTATTTGAATTATGGGAAAGAATAAAACCATGTATACCAGCAAAAGACAAACTAGAAGTTGCAGAAATTTTTATTAAGGTAGCAGACGAGGCTGGTGTACTAAAAGAAGATATAGAAGATTTAGTATCGCAAGATAAAATATTAGAAGAGGCATTTGACCGATACTACGAAGATGATTATGAAGAAGAAGAGGAATGGTAGTTTATGAATTGGTATAGCGAAGTTGTAAAAAATTGGGGTAAAATTCCTGATTGTGTTGACTATTTTAGCAATGAAATATTAGAGGCTAGAAAAGAAGTCAAAATATACGGTAATGTAGAAAAGAATTCTACACAACTTCCTGCTTATGTAGAACTACGTTTCTCTCAATTACAAGAACTTGAGGCAATTTTAGAACATCTTAATATTCAACTTAGAAAGAAAAGAAGTGAATATTTGAGAAAGTATCTAGAGAATTATAATAAAGCACTAAGTTCACGTGATGCAGAAAAGTATGCAGACGGTGAACAAGAAGTAGTAGCAATTAGCGAATTAATAAATCAAGTCGCTTATACAAGAAATCAGTTTCTAGGTATAACAAAGGGATTTGAGATAAAACATTTCCAATTAACCAACATAATTAAACTAAGGGTTGCAGGAATGGAAGATGCGGAAATAAACAATAGACATTAAGAATCTTGTATCTTGGTTAAATACAAGACCATGATAGAAGAGGATAGGGAGATAGAATGACACAAATTCAAGTAGAAAAAAGAGACGGCGAAAGAGAACCGTTGGACTTGGAAAAGATGCACAAAGTAGTAATGTTCGCATGTGAAGATATTACTGGTGTTAGTGCAAGTGAAGCCGAATTAAAGTCTCATATACAATTTTATGATGGTATAAGAAGTGAAGAAATACAAGAGACACTAATCAAAGCGGCATCCGATTTAATTTCAGAAGAAACACCCAACTATCAATGGGTCGCAGGAAATCTAGTTAATTATCATATTAGAAAAATGGTATATGGTGATTTTGAGCCTTGGCATATTCTAAAGGTTGTAGAAGCAAACGTCAATGAAGGCTTTTATGATTCAGCATTACTAGAAGATTATTCTAAAGAAGAATGGGAAAAGATTAACGGATTTATTAAACATGAAAGAGATTTTGAAATTGCTTACGTAGGTATGGAGCAGTTTCGTGGTAAATATCTAGTACAAAATAGAGTTACTGGAAGATTATATGAAACTCCCCAAGTAACATATATTCTTATTGCGGCTACATTGTTTAGTTCTTATCCAAGAGAAATCAGATTGAAATATGTTAAAGATTACTATGATGCGATTAGTACCTTTGATATTTCTTTACCAACTCCTGTTATGGCAGGCGTCAGAACCCCTCAAAGACAATTTTCGTCTTGTGTTTTAATTGAGACAGATGACTCACTTGATTCTATAAATGCTACCGCAAGTTCAGTTGTTAAATATGTTTCACAAAAAGCAGGTATCGGTATTGGTGCAGGTAGCATTCGTGCTATCAATTCTCCAATTCGAAATGGTGACGCCAGTCATACAGGAGTTATTCCTTTTTATAAACTATTTCAAGCAAGTGTAAAATCTTGTTCACAAGGTGGAGTGCGTGGTGGCGCCGCTACTTTATATTATCCAATTTGGCATTTAGAAGCAGAAGATTTACTTGTGTTAAAAAATAATAAAGGTACAGAAGATAATCGTGTACGTCATATGGATTATGGTGTACAATTTAATAAACTTATGTATGAAAGATTGATTGCTGGTGAGGATATTACTTTGTTCTCTCCAAGTGATGTTCCTGGCCTTTACACGGCCTTCTTTGAAGACCAAGATAAGTTTAAAGAATTATATGAAAAAGCAGAACGTAATAAAAAACTAAGAAAGAAAGTTATACCTGCTATTGAATTATTTTCAACTTTCATGAATGAAAGAAAGAATACAGGAAGAATTTATTTGATGAATGTAGACCATGCAAATGACCATGGTTCATTCTTACCAGAAGTTGCACCAATTAGACAATCAAATCTTTGTTGTGAAATTAATTTACCAACTAAACCATTAACATCTATTACAGATGATGAAGGTGAGATTTCATTGTGTACATTGAGTGCTATTAATTGGGGAAATATTAAAGATCCAGGTGATTTTAAAAAGCCATGTGATTTAGCAGTACGAGGACTTGATGCATTATTAGATTATCAAAAGTATCCTGTACTTGCGGCTGAGTTATCTACTAATAACAGAAGACCTCTTGGTATTGGTATTATTAATTTTGCTTATTGGTTAGCTAAAAATGATACAAACTATTCAGATCCAAATTTAGAATTAGTAGATGAATGGGCTGAGGCTTGGTCTTACTATCTGATTAAAGCATCTAATGAACTAGCAAGAGAAAAAGGTGCGTGTCCTAAGACAAAAGAAACAAGATATGGACATGGTATTGTTCCTATGGATACTCGTAAAATTGAAGTAGATGAACTAGTAAAACACAAAGAAAGAAGAAAATGGAAAGAGTTACGTAAAAGTCTAGCAGAATATGGAATACGTAATTCAACTCTTATGGCTCTTATGCCGGCAGAAACATCAGCACAGATTTCAAATTCAACCAACGGTATAGAACCGCCTAGAAGTTATGTCAGTGTGAAGCAGTCTAAACATGGCGTTTTAAAGCAAGTTGTACCGGGTATTTACAAGTTTAAGAATAAATACGAGTTACTATGGGATCAAAAGTCTCCAGAAGGATACTTGAAGATTATGGCAGTTTTACAAAAATACATAGACCAAGGTATTAGTGTAAATACTAGTTACAATCCAATCTTCTTTGAAGATGAAAAGATACCAATGAGTGTAATGTTACAACACCTTGTTATGTTTTACAAATATGGTGGTAAGCAGTTATACTATTTTAATACCTTTGATGGGCAAGGTGAAATTGACACCAGCAAAGAAGGTATGAAAACAAGAGAAGAATTCGATACACAGGAGCAATATGATGACTATTGTGAAAGTTGTACGATTTAATGAATGAAGAATGGAGAAAAGAAAGTAGACTTTGTTATAGACCTGTCTGGCACAATAGCAATCATCCATGGGCAAAACGTCCAGATTTAAGTCATAGATTAGGATGGTTCAGAAGTTGTGAACACATAAATGAATTACCAGAGTTAGAAGACAAGTTTTATAATAACTTAGATAGTGTTTTTAATTTTGTAGATTTAAAAGTATCTAATAAAGTAAAATTTGAAAACTATGAAAAGTTTTTAAAAACATGGGTCAAAAGAGCAAATATAAGAGTATGCATGTTGCATATTTCAAATAATAACTTAGACGAAGATTTACTTGATTGTACATACTGGAAAGAGATTGTAGAATACTTAACCAAAAATGTACAAAATAAATGGATGCTAGAAATAGCAAACAAAAGAACAGAATTAAGCTACAAGCCAGTGGATCCTGGTTTGTTGAAAATGTATAGAGATTGTGGAAACCTGATTTTCATGTCAGTTAGACAAGAAGTATATGATCCAAAAAGAGAGGTTGATAAGGCTCCTTTCCAAATAACGGAATCAATAATCAACTTTAAAGATAGAGTACCCAAGGAGTTTTGGGGTAATTTTTGAGAAAGAAGTAAAATAGGAAATAAAAAAAATGTCAGTATTCAATTCAGAAAATAAAGCGGATCACACAAAGGCGTTAGCATTCTTGGATCCATCAGGTGGCGTAACTATTCAAAGATATGATATGCTAAAGTATAAACAGTTTGATAAACTAACAGATAAGCAGTTAGGATTCTTTTGGAGACCAGAAGAAGTAGATGTATTAAAAGATGCAAATGATTTTAAAAATCTAACAGACCACGAAAAGCATATCTTTACTTCAAATCTAAAGAGACAAATTCTTTTAGATTCAGTACAAGGTAGAGCACCTGTTGAGGCATTTTCACCTATTGTTTCTATTCCAGAATTAGAGGCATGGATTCAAACTTGGACATTTAGTGAAACAATTCATTCACGTTCATACACACATATTATTCGAAATGTATATGCTGACCCATCAAAAATCTTTGACGAAATGATGGACATTAACGAAATTATGGATTGTGCGGATGATATTTCTAAAAACTACGATGAATTAATTGAAATGACAAGTTACTTCAATTTATTAGGTGAAGGTACTCATACTGTAAATGGTAAAAAGGTAAAAATATCAAAATACGAAATTAAAAAATCTCTTTATAAAACTCTTATGAGTGTTAATATCCTTGAAGGTGTACGTTTCTATGTTTCCTTTGCATGTTCATGGGCATTTGCAGAATTAAAGAAAATGGAAGGCAATGCAAAAATTATCAAATTAATTGCACGTGATGAAAACTTACACTTAGCAAGTACTCAAACACTTCTAAAACTACTTCCAAAAGACGATCCAGATTACATCAAAATTGCAAAAGAAACAGAAGAAGAATGTATTAAAATGTTTGT